ATCAGAACTAGTAAATCCACTTCTGGTTGTTTGTGTAGCAGATACAATAGGTAGATCAAATTCTACTGCTAGACCACGAAGTTCTTCTGCAATCGCTTTCACATAAGAGTATGAATTGACATTAACTGCAGAACGATAGCGAGAAGATGCACAAATGTTTAGATAGTCAATAAAGATAATATCAGGTCTAAAAGATTTCTTGAGTGCTAATTCGTTTAGAAGTGATCTAAAATGTCCTACGTGTGCAGATGCAGTAGGATATTCTTTTACAATCAGTTTCCCACTGGTACGTGAACTGAGTGCATTGATCTTCTTGAAGAAGGTGCTTTTTGGTAGTTCACTAATTTCCCTGATATTAGTGTTGAGAAGATTTGCGTCAATTCTTTCCGCAATCTTTTCCTCTGCCATCTCAAGTGTAATGTATAAAACATTCTTTCCCGCGACGAGAACGCTGGAAGCAAAGTGGCACATGAAAAGAGATTTACCAACACCAGTGCCAGCGAGTGCGATATTAAGAGTTTTGTTAGAGACACCACCAGCAGTAATCTTATTGAAGTATTCAAGATCAAAGGGGATCTTACTTTCGACCCTGTGATAATATGCGTAGCGATCTTGGTAATCATCTATGTAATCGTGACCAACATGATTGTCAAAACTTACTGCCAAAGCATCAGATAGAATAGAAGGAATAGCATCTCTACTCTTCTTCTCATCTTGCCCATCAGCAATCTTGATGCTTTCCATTAGTGCTAGGTAAATAGCACGTTCTTTACACCACTCTTCAGTAGTGTCAATTGCCCACTGAAAGTCTACATCAGAAGGATCTAAAGATGCAATAAGTTGTTCACATAACTTAAATTCATCCTGAGTAATATCTGTCCTCTTCTCAAGTTCAATAAACAGAACTTCTTTTAGAGGAAGACTATCATACTTAGTAATAAAAGAACCAATCTCTTCAAAGACTACCTTATCAGTTCTTTCTTCAAAGTACTCTGCTTTAATGAAGGGTAATACTTTACGAGTATACTCCTCACGATTTAGCAGGTTCTTCAGTATCGTCAGTGGAACCCTCTCCGCCATAAGTAAACTCCATTCGTGCAGCAGCATCAAGATACTGCATCAGTTCATCAGTAAAGTATTTTTCTGGTTCAGCATAAATTGTTTTGGCATATGCTGTAGTGCCATTAATCTCATACCGAGATCCAACTTTTTTAACAATACCATGCTTCTCAGCAAGATCAAGAAGACCATAGTAACGATCAAGTCCACGTTCATCATAAAACAGACGAACTTCAACCTGCCGATTTTCCCTAGTCAAACGCGATTTATTTGTCTTTGCCTTGATAATGTTTCCAACGACTTCTGTTCCATCCTTCTCTTTTGCCTTGCTGAGATAAATGATGGTAGAAGCAGCGTACTTAAGACCACTACCACCACCCATTTCTTTTGTAGGAACGTAAGAGCCAATAACATCGTAGGTGTGGTTCGTAACGATAAGAGGAATATTTGCTTGCCCTAGTTTTAGGGTTAGCATTCTAAATGCACCTTTAACAAGTTGTGATTTTGTCATATCACGAACTTGTTTTTCATTCAGAGCATCAGTAATTTCCTTATCTGTGGATAGCATTCCCAAAGAATCTAACACAAACATACAAGGTTTGCGCTGATCTACAGGTTTCTTTAAGTATATATCTACTGCCTTAAGTGCTTTGTTACGAAAATCTTCAACTGTTACAACATTGATAACAACTAAACGATCTGTAGCAACACCACGACTTTCTAGAAGTGACTTAGTAATTGCTGCTTCAGTATCAAAATACAATACATATCCGTCAGGATTACTATCTAAAAAGTTTTTGACTACAGCCAGACTGAAGAAAGTCTTTCCTGTTGATGTTTCTCCTGCAATTGCTGTGATTTTATTTCCTGAGACCCCACCAAAGATAGAACCACTAACCAGGGCATTAAAAATGTAAGAGCCTGTGTCAACATAAGTTTCCGTCTCATCAATTTCAGAGGCAACATTAGTGTATTCATCTTTAATTTCTTTTAAAATTTCCTTTAAGAAGTCCATCAGCAAACAATCCCGTATCGTACTCGTAGAACTTTTTTATAAGCCAATCCTTGATCCATTAGATCTTTAGTCAATTTAAGTTTTTCATACAAAGCACTATCTCCACCAAGACGTAGAGCTTTGATAATAGTATTCAGTTCTTCATCATTGATTGGTAAATCCATAATATTGTGCGTGTTAATCTATTATAGCATCATACAAAGAAACTATCAAGCGTAGCAGTTTTTTCAACAGACCATCCAATACTATCCAAAATAGTTCTCAATGGTTCCAAAAATGCCTTATCAAACTGAGTGTCATAGTCAACATAAGGAAGTAAACCAAGTTCTACTGGAAAATCATTGATAAATGAAATTACATTTTCATGGATTGGATTTGGTTTTTTCAGAAGAATAAACTTGATTTTTTCTCCATTATTAATAACATTATACTTTTCACCAAGTTTTTTATTTTTGATGTGGTGATTATAAAGAAGTGCTCCTCTTGCATGGATTGGACATCCCTTTGCATAGATTGACAAATTACTTTTATACTTATCAACATCAGAAACTGTTCGTGGAAAAGCAATCTCAGATGGTGGAAGTTTTCTAAACTGTGCTCTTGATTTTTCAATAAAATCAATTACGTCATCTTCAGTTCCACTCATCATGATCTTAAGTGCATCCTTAATCATTGAACGACAAGGTGCTGGAGTTGAAGATTTAACTGCTTCGATACCCATGATTTTAAGTTTGGGTTCACTATATCGAACACCTTCGACATCCCATGCATTCAAAATATAACGCTTCTTAGCAGTCCAAATACCACGCTCAGCAATTGTTTCTCGCTTCATGAACATCTTCTGTTCATAAGCGTTTACATATTCTGCCAGTTCTTTGTAAGAACTTTCAATATATTTTTCAAATTCCATCTGACAGATCTTGTCAAGGAACGAAACAATGTCCTCAGTAGTTTTCTCTCTTCCCTTGTATACACGCTCAACCAAAGGACCCAGGTTAAGATAAATGCTATCGGTATCAGAAGCAACCACATAATCAACGTTATCAGTTTTGAGAACATTGTTTATATATGAGTTCATCTTCGCTTCGATCCATCGTATACTGAACTGACCCCCGAGAGTAATTGCCTCAGCATTATCCAGCTTATAGTAACGAAAATAATTATTCCCGATAGCACCATAAGCAGAGTTGAGTTGGATCTTTTTTGCCATCTGGATGTTGTTGCATCTTGCAATCTCCCGTTCCAGTGCTTTAGTTTTCTTCTTCTCATACTCTTTTTTTGCCTCCAACATTTTCTTTTTGAAGATCACACGTTCATTATAAATTCTTTCCATCAATACTGGAAGAAACCCACGTTTCTTAGTTGTAAACTGTGCTCCATTAGGACATACAGTTACACCATCAAGAGAACTAAGATCAACTTCTTTTTTTAGTAGTTTATCAACACTCACACCAGGAAACTTTTCATCAAGAAGAGTTTCTGGAGAAATATTGTATTGCATGATCAGGTGTGGGTATAGACTGTTCAAGTCAAAACTTACAATCCAATCATACACTCCTGGAATTGGTTCTTTTACATAAGCACCAGCATACTTCTCATTTTTATTCTCATCTTTTTTTGGAGGAATAACAATATTTTTTTTCTTTAGTTCGTTGTAAATGATCATGTCCCACATACGAACTTGGTAGAATACATCATTGAAATTTACTTTAGCGTCAAATGCCATGGTAACTGCTAATTCAACAAGCTTCATTTTTTCCTCAAGTGCGTCAACCAACCGCACGTCTTGGATGTTATACTCTACAAACTTTTGCCAGTTCTTTGTATAAAACTCTTTGAAGGTATCAAATTCAGAGTGATCTAGTTTCTTCTTGCCAAGTTCTACTTCACCAATGTAATCGAGACGATAACTTTCTTGTGCTTTGTAAGTAAACTTCTTGTAAAGATCTAAGTAATCAAGAACAGTGATACCACCAATATCATATACAACGTGTGGGCGATGATTAACATTGATTTCTTCATTTGTAACAAGACCCCAAGGAGACAGTCTCTTGACTGCCTTTTCCCCAAGAATTTTACCAATACGTTTTGCAACGTAAGGAATATCGTAAAGCGTACAGTTCCACCCAGTAATTACTTCTGGAGTATTTGTTTGCCAGTAATCTAGAAATCGATTAAGAAGATCGTACTCATCTTTACATTCTACATACAAAACTTCAGGATCATTATTGTTGAATGGTCCTTGTCCAAAGGTAATAATCCTTTTGTTAGAATAGTTTTGTAGAGTAATGCAAAGCATCTCTTCGTCACAGTTAGCGACTGTTGGAAATCCTCGCTCTGATGCAACCTCAATATCAATCGTTACGAGTTTCATCTTCTTAAGATCAAACTCAATATGATCTTCAGGATATTTTTCTGAAATGTACTGGTAGATATATCGCGTATTGCCGTAGATATCAAATCCTTCTACATTCTCGTGTGTCTTGATAAACTCACGACAATCTTTTACGCTACCAGGTTGAATTGATTGAACGTAATGTCCTTCTAACGTTGTATACTTTGTTTTCTTTTTGCTGGGAACAAATAGTGTTGGTTCAAACTTTTCCCTAGCAATAAAACTTTTACCATCCTCAAATCCACGAACGAGAAACTCGTTCCCTACCATTTGAACGTTTGTGTAATACCTCATTCAGCAGTCAACGATTGATACTTATCCAGATATTCTTTGTTAGCGTCCACAATAGTCAGCAGACTATCAGAATGGATCATCATTTCAGTCTGACTAGTAAATGCAGACATCCATGGAATTAGTCCAGTCTCAGTAATTACAAAGGGTTGAATAAGTTTACAATCGGGTTCACCAAGTTCAGATGACACTTCCTCAATTCTACTAATAAGAATAATATTAGTCTTCAATAATAAAACCTTAATCATGGTAAAGACAGCTTCTGTGCCTTCAATTCTACCACTGCCTTACGTACTTTGTCAATGTATCCACTGTTACGTAGTTCTTTGAACACAAGATTTTCAAATCCATATTCACCAAACTTATCTAAAGAAGAATTTCTAGCAGTGCCTAATTTTTTTAGAATTGCACGAAGTCCTGTTTCGTTGTTACCTCGGATTAGAGTGTCAATTTTATTCTTGATATTATTTGCTTTCTTTTCAAGCTCTGCTTCATCGAGTTCACCTTCAAACTTCTGTGGTTGTTGAACCCATTTATTTTTAAGAATACTATAAACTCCTTGACTTTTTCTTCTAGTAACACCAGGTTTTTCAATATAAGGTTCTACATCTGAACCATAAACCTTAACATCATGTGTTAATGACCATAAAGTTTTTTTATCCATGAAGTAATCATCCAGTAGTTCTGGATCACACTGTGGAAGATACTTTGGATCTATAACAAGATGAACATCAACATCAGAAAATCCTGTATAGTTATATCCAGCATTACCACCAAGCATCAATACATCTTTGATTGCTTTACTATCGAGTTCAACATACTCAGCAAATGCATCAGCAAATCTAAGAAGGGCAGTTCTGATATTTGACTTCAGAACATACCCATCCCAGAATGTTGGATTAAGTTGATCTCTAAATTTCAGCGTCAGATTTTCATTTAGTTTTCTCAAATCCGACGCTGAAATATGTCTTCTTACACGACTATACAAAACACTTCATTCGTTTTGAAGTATTTAGAGGTAATCTTTCCTCCTTTGTGCTTCAGGAATGATCTTCCTAAAGATAACAGAAACCAGTCCATCACTATGAGTAACTTCAGCAACCTGAAGATCATCTGGCATTTTCCATGCACGACTGAAGCGACGGAACGCTAATCCGCGATAGATGTATTCCGTTTCAATAGGACTGTCTTCACGCAATCCTTCAATATAAAGATTACCCTCTTCAGTGTAAACTTTAATCTCCTCCTTTTTAAAACCCGCTACGGCTAATTCAAGACAATATCCCTCTTTTGTCTTGAAAATATTATGTGGCGGATAACTTTTATTTGTGATTGCGTCTAGATACGTCCTGGTTTCAGGCACGCTAAGTGTAATCGAATGTGAACCAAACATGGTGACCTCCTTGAGCGTCATAGTTGAATGTCCCTTACGGCGACACTACTAATTATAAGACTTTCAATAAAAAAGCGGGTTGTAAAAACCCGCGTGTTCTATTCGGTTATCACTGTTCGGTACGTTTTTTACCAATATTATATTTGGTTTCCAACACCCATTCACCCTTTTCTTTATATGCAATCACTTTGATTTGATTGAGTGGTGCAATATCAGAAATAGTATCTGGTTTGATGACTTCAATTAGTCCCCAATCAGCAAGGAGTTGAATAATTCTATTCCTCCTTTGAACATCATTGATGCTAAGATTTGCTTTCTTACCATCCAATGCAAATAGTTCTTTAAAGTGAACAATATAATACTTACCCTGCTTGTGTAGGATATGGCAAGATTGATATAATTTCTTTTCCTTTCTTGATGCAACACCGATCCTGGTTAGTGTCTCACGAACCTTGAGAAAATCATCAGGTTCTGCAAGTACAACTTCAACCATCTTATCGGGAGACCAATGGTATTCGGGCTCGACGACAACACTCATCTTATTCCTCCAGTATCAAGTTTCTTTCTAATGAACGTTAGTTGATCTTCATTTAGAAGAGAAAGAACTTGTCTGGCTTTTTCATTACTATAACCATAGTATGATTTGACACATTCAAGATTCTTCAATTCTTCTTTTTTGATCCACGGAGAAAATCTCCGTTTTGATCTCAAAGTATTTAGTAAAAAATCATACTGCAACTTCTTATCAAGATGATGATTGATATTCATTTCATTGGCAAACATCACAGCATCAACGTGTCCAGATAAACATCGGTTAACAATGTAAGGCAAATACTTATTTGCAATTGTAGGATCTTCATCAATCAAATTGATCTTTGAAGTATTGATACTATTCAACCAATCTTTAAGTTCTATCATCGATTTAGAATACGATCTTTCAATTCTTCACTCCAATTATCATAATATCCAGTTCTTTGCAACTGCTTTCTTGCATCTTCAAGTTCTTTTCTATCTTGAACAATTAGCATTGCTTTTCCATGATTAGTAACTAAACCATCGAAACATTCCACAAGATCTGGATGCTCTTCTAAGAATAAAAGATTAGGATATTTTTGATTATATTCTTTGGCAATATCTTCAAGATCTCTAGCAGATATATCTCCAAATCTAAAAATTATTACTTCTTTGAGTTCTTTGATATCTTCTTCAAGTTGATCAAAAGAAACAAATTCCTTTACATCAACTTTATTATCTAACCACGCTTTTTTTGCAAATGGACATGGTGGAAGATTTGCAAATACTTTTTCGGGTTTACTTAAAACATTTAATACCCAATCTTCAATATCATCAACCATTCATTGCTGCCTTCTTTCTTGTCGCTTCGTTTTCAATTGGCATTACCCACCTAAGATTATCTACATGATTATTAGCTGGATTACAATCAATGTGATCTACGTATGCTGTTCTTCTAATCCAATGCTTAGCAGGTTCTGGAATATCATCCCAACAGTCAACAAGCAAATCTGGAGGAAACTTATCAATAGGTCTCCAGGTTTCCATTACAGCACGATGAGCATCTACCGTTATTGCTGGTGAGTTATGTCTTCCATTTGCCCTATGATCATAATCTTCATAATGATTTTTAGGTATTGATAAATTATAAGAATGACATTTAAGTCTATTGCAACTCTTATCAATTTTAACTTTTGGTGCTAAGAATTTATTACTTTTAGCACTCCAAATCTTACCTTCAATATTACAATAATATCCAGGGATTTCTTTTTCATAACGAACGACTGGTCTAAAGTCGGAATTCAAATGAGTAATCATCTTTCAATATAGGATAATGTATGTGTTTGTGAGTATAGTTGATGAATGATTATGTCGCAACCTATTTTTGGATTACAGTCTCCACAAGTATAAACATCTACTGCTGCTGTACCTTGCTCTGGCCAAGTATGAATACTGATATGACTTTCAGCAAGTAAAGAAATAACAGTAACTCCTTGCGGATCAAATTTTTTTGATATGGTTTGAAGTACAGTAGCACCACTTGCTACTGCAGCATTTTCTAATAAATCTCTAAGGTATTGTTCATCGTCCAATAAAACAAATGAACATCCTTGTAAATTAAGTAGATAATGCTTGCCCATCAGAGTAGTTTAGAAGAAGAAGTTCCTTTCGATCCTTTTGATTTTTAAGATATTCGCCAGTTGATCGCATAGTATATGTATGCTCATATTCAACTGCAGACCACTTAGAGAACCTATCTTTAACTAACTGTGATGAATTATAACTAACCATCATATGAAGTGTGCTATTATCGCAATCAATAGCAAACTGATCGTGATCAAATCCTTTGTGCATTGATCCTTTACTCCCGTAGAGATTATCCTTAATATCATAAGGAGGATCGAGATATACAAAAGCATTATCTCCACTGTAAAAAGAAATCAAATCATTATAATGATAGTTAGTAATAGTCCAGTTTTTAATCAAGTTAGAATACTCTAACAGTTTTTCGATACCCCGCATAGAAAAATTATTTTCTGATGCTTGTGGGGAGAATGACGAACTTTCTGTGAGACCAGAAAAAGAGCACTTATTGACAATATAAAAACTGATAGCACGCTGTAAGTCATCAGATTTCTTAGGTTTTGCACTAAGGTATTCTTTGCTTTCCAGAAAGAGAACTTTGGCTCGATCTGGATCATTGTGCCTTTGTTTGAGATTTGTGAGATATTTCTTAATTTCATCACCGTTATCTCTTAGTTGCTTCCAAAAGTTAGCAAGTGGTTCATAAAGATCATTGACCCAAATATTGATGTCAGGATATTGTTGTGTGACAAATAGTGCAACAGATCCTCCTCCAAGAAACGGTTCACGATACTCTTGATACTTAGAAAGATCTGGAAAGAATTGATTTATTTTACTTATCGCCCTCGATTTCCCGCCAGGATAGCGAAGTGGTGTCTTCAAACTTGTCATAATCAGATGGATGATACTTCAAAAATTCACGGAAAGTCATTTTCATTTCCTTCTGTGTCATGCCACAATGAGCAGCAGCAGTAGGAAGGTTCATTGTAGCACGAAATAATGCTTCGTTTGCTTCCTTTACATTCTCAGGAGTTGTCTTTTTTTGGTCCATAATGTAAAAAGAAGTTAGTTGAAAAACTAATCCGTTCTACGTCCGAAGTAAACGGATACACATAATGAATTAACCATGCAGGAAACAAATAAATATCTCCTTCTTCAGGTGGAATAGGTCCAAAAGTATGATTATTATGTGGAGCCCATTGTCCATATTGCCACTCAATCATACCCCCAGTAGGATTTCTACCTCGTTGAGTAGGATGCTTCCATTCGTCTTTCAGTTCCTGTGGAACCTGTGCATAAATGACACATGAAAAATCTCCTGCATGAATGTGCGGTGGATTCCATTCGCCTTTACGTTGAACATTGACCCAAGGACGATCAAGTTCAATACCATCCAATTCATGATCTACAGGTGGTTGATACAATCCAACCTTACCCATTTGAATAAGACAGTCTCCAAGATGTTCTTGAAGTTCATTAACAGTATCAACTTCCATATGAAAAGCAACTTCTCGATCAATATTGCCTGCGAGAAGATGATTGTTTTCAATATCTGAATTTTTTGCGGCATCAAGGATAACTTGACGCAACTGTTCTGACACTTTATTTTTGTAGATTACAGGTCCAAAAGGACGGATAATGTATCCAGGTTCAATACTCATTTGAATTCACAGTTACACATAATTTCAGTTAATGCTGCCAAAAGATTGATTTCCTGATCGGCAACAAACGCAGTTTGATATTGATACTTAGCAATAATCAAAACTGCTTCAGGAATTGAATTTGGTTTGAGTGCATCATAAATGCAATCATAAATGTTGCGAAGAATTGTGTTAGGATCGTTATCTAAATTTTGCACGATCCACTTGCGAACATTTGGAAACTCTTTCTTTGAAAGATACCCAACAAGTTCTTTGGTATTTACATTAGATAACAGACTAAGAATACCTGTATCAATAGAACCTCCAGCAGAATAACGTTGACATTCATTGAGAATACGACGCCAGTCTGGAAAGTGTTGATTGATTATTTCAACAAGAACTTTCGGATCATGTTTGACATTCTCTGTCTCAAGAATAGTGCCGAGACGCTTGAAGAATGCTGCTGCGATTGCTGGTTTTTGTTTTCCGTTGATTGTAAAGTCAACGACTGCACATCGTGAGTGCAAGGGTTCAATGATTTTGTTTTTGTAGTTGCAGGTAAAGATAAATCGGCAGTTGTTATAAAATGCCTCAATATTTGCCCGTAAGAGGAGTTGTACATCGTGGGTTGTGTTATCAGCTTCGTCAATAATGATGACTTTGTGCTTTGCGTCCACTGCTGAAAGCGATACGGTCGAAGCAAAGTTCTTTGCTTGATTTCTAACCGTGTCCAAAAATCGTCCTTCATCTGATCCGTTGATTACATAACAATCTGTTTTTAGTTCGTGGCAAAGTGCTTTTGCCACAGTGGTTTTACCAATACCAGGAGGACCTGCAAGAAGAAGATTTGGAATTTCTCCTTTACTTACAAAGTCCTTCAAAGTAGATTTGATTGCATCTGGAAGAATACAATCATCAATTTTCTTTGGTCGATATTTTTCTACCCAAAGAAAGTCATCACGATCCATAAACGCTATCTGGTTCAAGTGCGATAAAGTAAGTAAGATTATAACGCTCGCTATAAAACCTGGATAGTTTCTTTTGCGAAATTACAACTTCGTAACTACCAGGAATTAGTTTGATATTCTCAATCTTAAAGTTGAATGAAAACTCAGCATCAGTTTCTCCAACAACAATTGAATACTCATTAGAAGTATCGTTCTTACGATCACTAACAACAAGTTTAATAACTCCTGCTTCTCCAACAGCAGATAGATCAGGAAGACCAAGAATAGAAGATGACTTCAAGATTTTTTGAAGTTGCTCTTCTTGAAGGATAAAACAAACATCACTAGAAGGAAGTTTCATCTCACGATCAGGTGGTGCAATAATTACACTAGGATCAGAGAAGAAATACTTGGAACGATTTGCTTTACCTTCTTTGATGCTAGCATAACTTTCTTCGCTAGACACATCAATATCAGGATCTTTATACAGTCCAACTGTATTCAAAAACTGTGGAAGATCATAGATTGCAAAGTCTTTTGGAATATACTCTTCAATTTCAGCTTCTGCAAATACGTTTTGCATCGGAGAAATTGTACGAAGTTTCTTACCTTCTTTGAAGGAAAGTGATTGATTGATTGAAGTAAAGTTTTGAAGAATTTTGATTGTCTTGTCAGAAAATTTCATCGTTCATTATAAGGTTGGGTACGTTCGTTGTGAAGCCCTGCAAAGTGATACAGAAGAATACAGTAATGGATTGCTTTCAGTATATCCATTTTTGATTTACCGTTCTTCTTTCCAAAGCGTGAAAGATACTTGATTGCATTGGATCGAGTAAATGGCTCAGCATCTCCAATACTTTCAATCAAATCTAGAGTTTGAGTTTTTGATTGTTCCGAAGTGTAATGAGCATTATAAGTGCTTGCAAGATACTCTTCTACTACCTTGAGCGTTAGATCCTCATTATATTTCCAAAAACCGTTGTCAGACATCTCCATCATAATAAAGTCCAGTAGGTATTATAGCACACTTGTCAAAGAAATGAAAATAAATACAAAAAAATATAATTTACTATGATTGATCCAAAATGTTTGAAAAAACAACAGTGCTATGGATTCTCTTCGCGTGGATTTATTTTGCCTTGTTGTTATTACGACAACGAATACTCATTAAAATATGATGCTCCTCAATTTTTTGATGAAAAATTAAATTTAAATAATGTAAATTCAATTGAAGAAATATTAAACTCAGAAACGTGGCAAACCTTTTTTAAACAATTAAGTAATAAAAGTGAAAGTTTGCCCTATCCTTGCCATTATTATTGTAGTGATAATTCAACACCTAATAAGGTGATAAAATGATACCAGAAGAACTTCTTAAACAAATTAATATAGACATATCTAATAAATGTGGATTAGCATGTCCAGGATGCAATAGGCAAAAATATTATGATGGAGATGCTAAAAAAGTTCCAGGAAGAGATATAACCATAGCACAAATGAAAATGATTGTAGATTATTTTGATCGTATATCATTCTGTGGTCAAGTTTCAGATCCTTTATATCACCCAAAGTTTTACGACCTTTTAAAACTATGTGTAGATAATAAAAAATCATCTGTAGTGTATCATGCCGCAGTTTTAAAAGATAGAAAACAATATCTAAAACATTTTTTACTTTCTAAAAGAGGTAATGTCAAATGGGTTTTTGCGTTAGATGGATTACCAAATCAAAGTCATTTGTATAGAAAAAATCAAGATGGAAAGAAACTATTTGAAATAATGAAGATGTGTGCTCAAATGGGAATAGAAACAGAGTGGGATTGTATAATTTTTAATTATAACGAATATAATTTGCAAGAATGTGAAAACCTTGCATCGCAATACAATATAAAATTAAATAAAATAGTTTCTAGTAGATGGTGGAAAAATTGTGAGGAAATGCAACCAGAAAATTCTGAATTATATTTTAGTGCGAGAAGTTATGTTCAAGACATGTTGAAAAAAGATCCTGAACATCCCTGGTATAGTTAATAAAAAAGGAGGTATTTTGTACCTCCTTTAAAAATATATTTACACTATCACCAGATGCCTGGAATGATTTGTCCAGTAAGTGCATAAGCACCAACTGCAGCAATAAATCCTAGCATCGCTAGGCGACCATTCAGTTTTTCTGCTTTCTCGTTATGAGTTTCGTACACACCGTTTTCCATTTGATTTAGTACTCCATTGTCAATGTACATAGATGGTTCTTTGGCAAACATATTCTGTTGACCAAATTCGTTTGTTGTTACAGTCAAAGTTTTGTAACGAATTACAACAACATTATATAGGAAATCTAAAGATCTGTCAAGCTTTCAACTGACTAAATCCTTTGACTTTTTGGAATTCCAACACATTCTCAAACTTTTCATGTAATTCATTCTTATGGGAAATGATAAAAATATTAGCATCGCTAACTACATAGCGAATGATTTTAAAGAATTCATCAGTTCCCAAACCATCTAGAGAACTATCAAATACTTCATCCATGATGAGAAGATTTGTTGAGATACTATTCTTCAATCTTGCAATCTCACGCCAAGTAAATAGCAAAGATAAATCAATCCTCATTTTTTCTCCTTCAGAAAAGGAAGGATAAGAAAAATTCTCGTGGATTGGTGTCTGAATTTTTTCATTGAATTCTTCATCTAAAGTAAAGTTGATGAAGAAGTCCATCATTTGCAAATACTTATTAACTTGCTGATTGATGAGTGGCAAATACTTCTTAATAATACTACTCTTTACACCATCATCTTTCAACAAAACATTTGCTTGTAGATAATATCCGTAATCATCCTTGAGTTGTTCAAGATCTGTTAGTATTTGTCTTAGATTAGATTTGTATTCGCTTAGTTTTTCGTGTTCAGTATTTCGGTTTTCAAGCCTAGTGGTAATTGTTTGAATTTCCTTTTCAAGAGTTGATCTTGATTTGTTTGAGTTAGAAATACGAATGTTGATCTGAGAAATTTCATTTTGTAGTTTTGTAATCTCCCTTTGAAGTCCGAAGAATGCTTGTTCACGTTCTTCTTCTTTTTTGATTGTATCTTCAATTTCCTGAAGATTACTTTCGTAGGAACTTAGGACTTGCTGGAGCTCGTCTATCTTATTTACACGAAACGTTTCTTCAATCGTTTGTGTACATGTTGGGCAAACCGAATGCTCTTTGAAAAACTCCAGATCATCACTAGAGTTCTGTTTCTTGTTTCCAATTTTACCCTTGAAAGTTCCAAGTTTACGAAGGGTATCTGAAGCATCTGCATATTGTTCTATTTCTTGCTGCTTGTCTTGAACTTTTTGTAAAAGACTGGCGACACTTTCAGTGTACTCGGAAACTTCCCTTTCACATTCAACAATTTGGGTTTGTTTATCTTTGATATCATTTTGCCCAGTCTCTTCAATTTGTTTAATAAAATTTTGCTGCATAATGATTTTATCAGCAATTCCTTCTTTTTTCAACTCTAAAGTCTTGACAGTTTCCTTAGCGTCTTTGATCTTGTTCTTCAAGATCTCAGACATAGAAGAAAAAACTTTGATGTCCAAAAGGTCTTCAATCACTTCTCGCCTGTGAGCAGCAGGGAGTTGCATGAATGGAACAAACGATGCACTACCCAAAATAACAATTTGAGTGAATGACTTGTAGTTCAACTTAAGAATATTATTCTCAAGCATCTTTTGCTGATCCTGAGCAGAAGCATCTTCATTCATCTTCTTACCATTCTGGTAAATCTCAAAGATACCAGGTTTGATACCACGAATAACTTTATATTCGTTTCTGTTTACATTGAAATCAATCTCAACAACGCAATCTTTTTCATTGGAAGAGTTTACAATTTGATTTTTATTGATCTTCCTGAATGGTTTGTTGAACAACGAAAAACATAAAGCATCAAGAATAGTTGACTTGCCAGCACCATTCTGTCCAACAATCAAGGTGTTAGTGTTTTGATTTAGTTTGATTGATGTAAACTGGTTTCCTGATGATAGAAAATTTTTATAACGAATTTCTTTGAACTCAATCATTATCAGATCGTGGTGGAATTACAATGTCATCTTCAGTGATTATAGTATATCTTATCCCCGCTTTTTCACATGCTGCAACTGCAACTGCATCATTGACTTTGATGACATCCATTTCTGGACAACCATCTTCTTCCATTAGCAAAGCATATCTCACAGCATCATCTTGTTCCTCAAACAAAAATACAACCTTT